ATATGATTAAAACAGATCATGGAATGGAAGATATTAGTTGGATATTGTAATATTTATAAGATATAATAAAACATAAAAATGGCAGATAAAAGTTTATTCACCCGATTACAACGACTGTTTTCAACAGACGTAATCATCCGTAATCAGGGTGGCAACGAATTAAAAGTAATGGATGTGGATTCAATCCAACGTTCAGGAGATATAGCAACTAATTCTTTAGTAGACAGATATAATCGTTTATACTCACCAGCTTCAACCTCACTATTAGGTTCTCAAATTGGCGTAAACTGGAAATATTTACGTACTATGGTTTATTCAGATTACGATAACATGGATTATGATGCTATTGTTGCCTCTGCTCTTGATATTGTTTCGGATGAATCTACTTTAAAAAATGATATGGGGGAAGTGCTTCACATTAAATCAAGCGATGATGATATTCAACAAATACTTTATAATTTATTTTATGATGTATTAAATATTGAATTTAATTTATGGTCTTGGATTCGCCAAATGTGTAAATATGGTGATTTTTTCCTTAAAATGGAAATTGCTGAAAAATATGGTGTTTACAATGTAATTCCTTACACTGCTTACCATATTGAAAGACAAGAAAATTATGATCCTGAACATCCTAATGCTGTAAGGTTTAGATACTCACCAGAAGGTATTTATGCTGGTGGTTCTGGTTATTATGGTGTTCCTAATACTTTTGATAGAGATAAAGAAATTGGTATTTATTTTGATAATTATGAGGTAGCTCACTTTAGATTGTTAACAGATGTTAACTATTTACCTTATGGCCGTTCATATTTGGAACCAGCTCGTCGTATTTTTAAACAATATGTGTTGATGGAAGATGCTATGTTAATTCATAGAATTTCACGTAGCCCTGATCGCCGTATATTTTATATTAACGTTGGTTCTATTCCTCCAAACGAGGTAGAAAATTTCATGCAGAAAACTATTTCTACTATGAAGCGTACTCCTTTAATGGATAACCAAACAGGTGAGTATAACTTAAAATACAACATGCAAAATTTATTGGAAGACTTTTATATTCCAATGAGAGGTAATGACACTACTACTAAAATTGAAACCACTCCTGGTTTACAATATGATGGTATTCAAGATGTTACTTACTTACGTGATAAATTATTTGCTGCCCTTAAAGTACCTAAAGCATTTATGGGTTATGATAAGGATTTAAGTGGTAAAGCAACATTAGCAGCAGAAGATATTAGATTTGCTCGTACAATTGACCGTATTCAGCGTATTACATTATCTGAATTATATAAAATTGCTTTAGTTCATTTATACTCTCAGGGATATACAGGTGAACAATTAACTAACTTTGAGTTAGATTTAACTACACCTTCCATTATTTATGACCAAGAAAAAATTGCATTGTTAACTCAAAAGGTTGATTTAGCTCAAAAGATTATGGAAGCTAAATTATTACCTACTGATTGGATTTATGATAATGTATTCCACTTTAGCCAAGATGAGTATGATGAATACAGAGACTTGTTAGCTGAAGACCAAAAACGTGCTTTCCGTTATAATCAAATTGCTGAGGAAGGTAACGACCCTAAAGTATCAGGTAAATCATATGGTACACCACACGATTTAGCTTCACTTTACGGTAAAGGAAGAATGTATTCTGAACCTGAAAACGTTCCTGTAGGATACGGAGATGATTTAGAATTAGGTCGTCCTGAGGAAAAATCAACTAATCGTAACACACAAGATGATAATTTTGGTAAGGATAGATTAGGTGCTAAAGGAATGAAAAATGACGATAACGAATCTGATTCAATCCGTCCTCAATACAAAGGTGGTTCTCCATTAGCTTTAGAAGCAAAACAAGTGTATCTTAAAAACAAAACATTAATTGAAAGTTTAGGTAAAAGAGTAACGGCTGAAATTTCAACGTTGGGAGATTCATTGTTAGATGAAAGTAAGTTAAAGGAATAAGAATCTTTATATATTTATAACAAAACCTTTGGGAATGAACATTAAACATTCTAAGTATAAAAATACGGGAATCCTGTTTGAATTGTTGGTAAGACAAATAACGGCGGATACATTATCGGGTAAAGACTCGAAAGCAACTAATATATTAAAAAAATATTTTGTTAAAACTGAATTAGGTAGAGAATATAAATTATACGAAACCATTACTAAATATAAAAATTTAACAGAAGGTAAAGCAGAAGTTGTAATTAATTCAGTTATTGAATCTTCTAAAAATTTAAATAGAGGAGCTCTAAAAAGACAAAAATATAATTTAATTCAAGAAATTTCTAAACAATATAATTTAGAGGAATTTTTTAAAACTAAATTATCTAATTACAAATCATATGCTGCTTTATATACGTTAGTAGAAATTTATAATAGCGAAATGTTATCAACTCCCGATCAAATTATTTCTAATAAAATTGCTATTTTAGAAAATTTAACAACTAAATCAATTGATAAGAAAAAGGTTGAGGACGATTTATTAACCGAGTTTCAATCATATGATAAAGATTTACGTATTTTAACTTATAAAGTATTGTTAGAGAAATTTAATGGTAAATATGCTTCATTAAATGATAATCAAAAAACAGTATTAAAAGAATTTATTAATTCAGTTGATTCAACTCCTAAATTAAGAGATTTTTATAATAATAAAATTACAGAAATTAAAACTACTTTAACTAAACAAGTTAAAAAAGTAACTGATAAAGCTATTCAAATTAAACTAAATGAGGTTAATAATATGTTATCTCCTTTAGGTAAAACAGCTAAGGTAGGTAATGATGATTTAGTTAATTTATTACAATATTACGAATTATTAGAAGAACTTACTAAAGTAAATGGCTAAATTTAAGTATAAAATAGCGGAAGCAAAAGAAACTCTTAAAGCTACAGAAGTAGATCCTGCGTTAATACAACGTGTGGAAAAAACTTATGGCCCTGTAGACATGAAAAATGATTTTTTTTCTTCTGATTTAAAAACTTATTTTAAAACAATAGATGTGAATCCTGAAACAGGTTCTGTTAATAGTCAAGTTATTAAATTAGCTAGTTTTACAGACTCATTAGAAAAATTATATACAGCAACCGAAGCTTTATCCGCATTAGTAAAATCACCTGGTGGAAAAGATGATGCTGTTGTAGTTAAATTATATGATAATTTAAAAATATTATTTAATACTTTTAGAACTCATTTACGTAAGTATTATCCTGATCAATATGAAGCTATTAAAAATAAACTAGATGAAATATCTACTATAGCATCTAATTCAGGATTTACATCTGGTGGTGAGGGTGAAAATCATACAGGTCCTTCTCCCCGTAAATCAACTTATGGTGCTTATACGCAAGCTGGATTTAAAAAAGTAACTGAAGGTCCTGGAGCAACATTTGGTCCTGGTCCTAAAGCTGGTCCTACAGGTGTAACAAAAAATAAATACGTAACAGATTTTAAATACACATTAGTAAAAAATCCTTTAAAAGAAGTTGAAGATACAGAACAATTTCTTGATGATATGCAAATTAATGATCCTGCAAGAAGGAAATTCGTTAAAAGTAGATTATTAGGTTTTGATGCTGTAGAAGATAAATTAAATCAATTAGTTCCAATGATGCAACAAGCAAAAAATAAAACAATTGATTATTATAGAAATAATCCTGATTCATATGCCGTAGTTTATGGCACTGATTTAGCACAAGAATATTTAAACGATTTAATAAACTTATTTAACGAACAATAACATGGCAAATATACCCGTAAATTTTGGAGGAGTACTTTTAACAGCAGGACAATCAGTAACTGGTTCCTTTGCTGGGATAATTTCTTTAGGAACTGGCTCAGCAACATCTCCAACTGGCTCAACAATTTCTGCTTTTAAATATGGAAATGGATTACAAGCAAATCAAGCAATTATAGAATCAACAGGAGTTTCATTTACTATTCCTGCTGGAGCTACAGTTCCTTTATTTATAACTTCTTGTAGTTTAGCTACAGGTAGTGCACCAGTAATTTTATACACATAATATTTATAACAAAATGAAAACTTTACAACAAGAATATCAATTAATTAAAGAAGGAAAAGGTAATAAAGACCACTTTTTAAAAGTAGCTCGCCACATGTTTCCTGAATATATTACCACAGGTAATGACTTTAAGTCTGCTGTTCATATCTTAAAAAGTAAAAGTCTTTTAAGTGAAGCGGCTGGTGGAGTAATTACTTATTCTAAAGCTCAACCTAACTGGTTTAAAATTTTTAATGAAAAAATCGAAGAAGCAATTGGTGTTAAAAACACTAAAGAATATGGTGACCAAAACGAGTTTGAAAAAATCGATAAAGATGTTCAAGCATCTTTAGATCATCAATTTGATAATAATGATCCTAAAAACATTGACAATTTATATGGTCAATCATTCTTATTAGGTTATTTAACCGAAATGGGTGATCCTAAAAATGCTAAAAAAACAGTTGATGAATTAAAAGCTATCGTTGCTAAAAACATGGCTAAAGACATTAACTACTACCATACAAAAGCATCTTTTGGTATTAAAAATATCGGATACACTAAAGATTCTGTTGGAATGGGAGAACCTGTTGCCCCTAAAGGCAAATATAAGTCAAGCGGATACGGTGATTTGAAAAAATAATATGAAACAGGTTTTAATTGAAACTATACCATTTAAAGTTGCCCCTATGCAACTTACCGAAGGTTTAAAGGCACCATCTGGTAATCCTTTAGTTGAAGGTATTTTAGCTACCGCCGAGGTAAAAAATGGTAATGGTAGATATTATCCTAAAGAATTATGGGAACGTGAAATTGATAAATACAATCAAATTGTAGCTGAAAATAGAGCGACAGGTGAATTAGACCACCCCGATTCAACAATTATATCCTTAAAAAACGTATCTCACATTATTAGAGAAGTTTGGTGGGACGGAGATAAAGTAATGGGTAAATTAGAAATTTTACCTACTACCTCTGGTAATATTTTAAAAGCACTTATTGAAAATAATGTTCAAGTAGGTGTATCATCTCGTGGAATGGGCTCATTAAAAGAAATTAATGAAGGAACATTAGAAGTACAAGACGATTTTGAACTACTATGCTGGGATTTTGTATCAACCCCTTCCAATCCAGGTTCATATATGCAATTAGTTAGAGAAGGTAAAGAAATTCCTACTAATTCATATGTAAAAGTTAATTCTATATTAACAGAAATATTATGTGCTAATGGCACATGCCCTATATTTTAACCCCTCCTTGGATAGCATCCTTGGACCGACCCTCCCCTAAAAAGGAGGGTTTCATATTTTTGCGATTTTGAAGACTCTCCATATACGTATATTCGTAATATGCGGTTTTCTTATATCGCATTTAGATAAAATATTCTATTACGCTTCGACATTAGTCAACAATAAGCGTATTTCCAACAAAAAATTATTTGAGGACAAAAAACAAAATGGTAAACAGAGATTTATTGAAAGAAGCCATTGCCGATGCCAAAGCAGTTAAGGAAACTGCCATCGTCAATGCAAAGGCCGC